CTATTAAGCGGATGTATTCTTTCCTGAGTCGGCATAAAGAGAACGCAAAGAAGTCTAAAGGCTACGGAGACGGATGCGGACAACTGATGTACGATGCGTGGGGAGGTGCTTCGGCTTTATCGTGGGCAGAGTCTAAGATTCGCCAATCCGAGAAAATGAGCTTCGAGATTCAAGATGAGGAGGAGAGGATCATCTCTGGACCGCTTATGCTTGCCGATACTCCTATTTATCGATACGATTCAAGCGGAGAGTATTATGTGGTGTTTACGGCAGACACGATTAAGAAAATCGCACAGAAATACTTTAAGAAAGGCTACCAATCGAACGTCAATTTAATGCACGATAACGGACAGGTAGTCGATGGAGTTACTATGTTCGAGTCTTGGATAGTGGATGAGAAACGAGGAATTAAGCCAATGAAAGGTTATGAAGATGTGAAGGATGGCTCTTGGTTTGGCTCTTTCAAGGTAGAGAATGATGATGTCTGGGAACTCGTAAAGGAAGGAAGGGTTAAAGGCTTTTCGGTAGAAGGTATTTTTAACTACAAATCCTATGGCATAAGTAATCCACAAAAGATGATGGATAATATTATCGAGATACTGAAACAGGTATCTTCGTAGCTCATAGTGTTTTAGTTTTTGGTTAATGAAGAGGAGCATTTCTATGTTCCTCTTTTTCTATGTGGTAACTTTTTTATCCACGTTCTATTTATGGTTAAAATCATTTTATGACCGCACTGGAAGCATTATTGCAAATTAAGCAGATGTTCGCTGAAGTGCCTCAGCCTGTTCAGGCTCAAGAGATGCCTGAGGTTGAAGTATCTATCGAACCTGCTGCACCTGAGTACAAAGAATACGTACTCAAAAGTGGGGCAAAAGTTAAAATCGACAAACTTGAAGTTGGCGGTAAGGTTGTTCTGGTAGATGATGCAGGTAACGAAGCTCCTGCTCCTGCTGGCGAACACGAACTTGCTGATGGAATGGTTATCGTGCTTGACGAAGCCTCTACTATCGTAGAAATCAAAGAGCCTCAAGTAGAAGAAGCTCCTGCTCCTGCTGAAGAAGAACTGAAGAAGAAAATCGAAGAGATGCAGGCTGAAATCGAAAAGATGGCTAACTACAAGAAGAAGCAAGAAGAGAAAATGGCTGAAGTAGAGACTAAGTTCTCTCAGGCTATCAAAGACCTTTCCGATGTAGTTATCGGATTGATTAACACTCCTTCTGCTGAGCCTTCTGTACCCAAACAAACTTTCAATAAGGTAACTATGAGCCGTGATGCTCGTGTAGAAGCCTTCCTGAATAAATATGCTCGTAATTAAATCTTAAAATCTAAAAACAAATAACAATGGCTTTTGACGTATCCGCACTTTCAAACTATACCAAAGAGAACGAAGCTCTCTTGGTTACAAGTTCTGTACTTGGTGCAAAAACTGCTGCTCTTATTAAGTCAGCTGGTAACGTAATGGTAGGTGTGAAATCTGCCGAGAAAATCAACATTATGGACACTGATGCCATCTTCCAAGCAGGTGGTACTTGTGGTTTTACCGCTTCTGGTACTACTACTTTCACTCAGCGTACTGTAACTGTTGGTAAGATCAAAGTAAATGAGAGTCTGTGTCCTAAATCTCTCGAAAGTAAGTATCTGCAAAAGGCTCTTCCTGAAGGAAGCCGTTACGATTCTATCGCTTTCGCTGCTGACTACACCGACAAGAAGGCTGCTCGTATTGCTGCTCAGTTGGAGACTGCTCTGTGGCAAGGTGATACCACTTCTGGTAATGCTAACCTGAGCCGTTTCGATGGTTTGGTAAAGTTGATTGGTACTTCCGCAGTTGAGGCTAACAATGCTACCTACTATGGTTCTACCGCTACTTCCATCACTTCTGCTAACATCGTAGCTATCGTAGATGCTCTGTACAAGGCTATCCCTGCTCAGGTTGTAGCTAAAGACGATATGGTGATCTTTATGGGACAGGATGTGTTCCGTACTTACACTATCGCTCTGAAGAACGCAAATATGTTTAACTACTCCTTCGATGGTAAGGCTGATAGCGAGTTCGTTCTTCCCGGTACTTCGATTCGTGTAATCGCTACTCCGGGTCTGAACAACATCACTAAGTTGTACGCAATGCGTCTCAGCAACCTGTTCCTCGGAACTGATCTGCTGAACGAAGAAGAGCGTTTCGAGTTGTTCTACGCAAAAGAGGCTGACGAAGTTCGCTTCGTATCTGAGTTCAAGATGGGTACTAACGTAGCCTTCTTGGATGAGGTTGCTTCTTTCATCATCTAATAAACGGGGAGGGAAACCTCCCCACTTTTTAACTTTATTAACTAACAGAAAATGGCTTGTGCTTTAACTCAAGGATACACTCTCGATTGTAAAGAGTCGCTCGGTGGTATCAAAGCCGTATGGTTGATTGCTCACGCAAACGTGAGTTCTGTAACCGAGGCTTCTGGTATTGTCTCTGCGATTACTAAATCAGCGGGAAAAGTATTCTATAAATATGAGTTGGTAAAGAACACAGGTGCTTTGACTGAGACGATTACTGCTTCCGTAGAGAACGGAACTGTATTCTATGCTCAGGAACTCAGCATCGTTCTGAACAAACTCCAAGCGAATACTCGGAATGAGATTCTGCTTTTGGCTAAGAATACTTTGATGTGCGTAGTTCAAGATGCCAACGATAAGTATTGGCTCTTGGGTCGCTATCAAGGTTTGGATATCACAGGAGGTACTGCTGCAAGTGGTACTGCTCAAGGAGATCGTAATGGTTATACTTTGACTTTCACAGGTGGCGAGAAAGAACTTGCTCCTGAGGTTAATAGTGGCATCATTGCAGGTCTGGTTTCCTAAGCTTTCGTGGCTCGTTATAGGTAGGTAGAGAAGCCGTCTCCTTTTGGAGGCGGTTTTTTCTTTTGGTAAAAAAACAGATTTTTTCTATTTATAGGTATGATTCACTTGACTAAAGGACAGACTCAGGATATTTACCTGACTTTGAAGGAGAAGCAGACATTAGCTTCGCCTAATTATTTGTTCAGGTTTAAGAATAGGACTACTAACGAAGAGGTCAAATTTGTTCGGTTGAATGCTACTGATTTGTCGGCTCACAAGGATAGATATAATCAGTTCTCTATCGTGGTAAATACTTTCTTTACAGGCAAGGATAGTGGCGAATGGGAATATTATATCTACGAGCAGACGAGTACCACGAATACTGATCCTGCGTTAGCGACAGGACTTTTAGAGACAGGAATAATGGATTTGAATGAAGCTACTCAGTTTAGCTTTACAGAATATCAGACTAACAATACATTCATAGTACGATGATAGACAACATTGTGATATTAAGTTTCGCTGAGGCGAAGCAGCCTGAGTACCGAGAGAAACGAGGACAGGGATACATTGAGTTTGGTGATAAGAACGATTATCCTCAGTATCTACTCGGACTTTACAATAAGAGTGCGAAGCATAATGCTATCGTGCGAGGTAAAGTAAACTACATTATCGGTAACGGCTGGCAGTCCGAGAATGCAGATGCTCAGGCAGACTTATTCATTAAAGCTCCGAATCCTTACGAGAATTTGGCTGACTTGACTCGTAAGGTAAGCATCGACATCGAGGTATTCGGTGGTGCTTATTTAGAGGTTATTTGGAGCAAGGTCGGAGAGGTGTTGAACTCTGTTTGCCATATCGACTATACTAAGATTCGTTCTAATAAAGACAATACGCAGTTCTGGTATAAGAATGATTGGACTGATAGGAAAGAAGAGCCTAAAGTTATTCCTGCTTTTAATACTCAGCAACGTACAGGAAAGCAGATTTTGTATGTGAAGGAATATCGTCCCGGATTAGATACCTATGCTTTGCCGGGATATATGGGAGCCTTGAATTATATCGAGAGCGACATTGAGGTTAGCAAGCACGTTTTAGGAAACGCACAGACAGGCTTCTCTGCTTCTAAGTTGATTACGTTACCTAATGGAGAGCCGAGTCCTGACGAAAAGCGGAATATCGAACGGAGATTTAGCGACAGGTTTAGCGGTTCGGATGGTAAGAAATTTATTCTTTCCTTCGTTCAAGATTCAGCTAAGAAGCCTATCGTAGAAGATTTAGGAGCAAGTGATTTGACTAAGGAGGATTTCGGTCAAGTTGATGAGATGATTCAACAGAATATCTTTGCAGGACATCAGATCACTACTCCGTCTCTGTTCGGTATTGCGACACCGGGTTCTCTCGGTACTCG